TGGTGAAAAACTAAATAAATTATGAAAACAATAATTTTTACTTTAGGACTATTAAGTTTTTTAATAGCGCCTATAGCCACAAAGGCAATTGAAGATGTACGGGGGGAACCCCGGCCGGAAGTGTGGATAATGTCGATAGAAGTTTGTAAAGACTTTCCGCCTGAAGTGCAAGATGCAATAGACCGAGGTATTGTTTTTCAGCCTTGGGTTAAGGCAACACAATGTAAATGGTTTGCAGTAGGGGCTAGCGATATTATTCAAGATAATAATGAATTGAAAATTTGGTTGACATATCAAGATTGTATGGACTCTCCTATTTCTGTACCAAAAGGATTTACATTGAGGAAACAGTTCTGTCAACTAGCGAAAGAGTTATAACTAATGGTAGATGAGTAATGAAAGATACTAAATTGGTAAAAAACTAAATAAATTCAATTAAATCATTATCAATTTTGATCCAGCAATTTGAACATAGTATGATAGAATTGTCCAATAGATGAAATATTTCTTTGCGACTCTCATTACTGGTGCCAACTCGTTTTGTTAATTTTCGTATTTGAGCATTATGTGGATAGAATTTGAGACATACAGTTTCACTTTCTCCACAATGCTGACAAGACTTGTCTGCTAAAAATTCATTTAGTAAAACAATTCTTTTGCGATAATTTCTGCGAGCTACCTTCTTGATGGTGTCTTTATATTTCTCATAATGTGCGTTTGGCATGAAATTATTTATATGTTATAACACTTATAAAAAAGAGTTTTTGGAAATTGGTTTTTTATAAATATTATTGAATGATACAAAACACTCTATTTAAAGGAGTAAAAACATGAGCTTTTTAGTTTCACCTGGCGTACATGTCAGAGAGATTGACCTTACAAATGTAATTCCATCAGTCCAAACTACGATTGGTGCAATTGCTGGTCCTTGGGAAAAGGGCCCTGTGAGTTCTGTAGTCTCAGTCAGTTCAGAAGAAGAATTGGTTGCAATTTTTGGTAAACCCAAAGCTACAAGCAATCAGTTTGAAAATTGGTTTGCTGCTGCAAATTTCTTGCAATATTCAGATCATCTTAAAGTAGTTCGCTGTGAATCTGGAACACTTAATGCTGGTGCGAATAGTGGTATTCTCATTCGTGATGATGACCATTATGAAGCATCTTTCAGTACAGGACAAGGTTCGCATGGTGAGTGGTCTGCCCGTACTGCTGGTACTTGGGGTAACTCAATCGGTGTTCAGATTTGTTCTACTGCAACAGGATACGAGCAAGTGGTCGATACGTCAAATCAGTTAGTTGCCGGTGCTGCCTCGGCCGCTGCTACTTCAATTACGGTTGATAACGCAGATGAGGCGGGACATGCATTTAATGTAGGAGATATGATTTCTTTCTTTTCAGATACTTCGGCTACAGTGCCAGTTGATGAATTTAATGAGTATGAAGTAACAGTTGTTAATACAACAACTAATGTATTAACAATTCGTCTAAAAGATGATCCAAATGCCGCAGGCCTGCAAAATGATATTGCAGATAATTCGTATATAAGGCGGAAATGGAAATATCACGATTTGTTTGCAAATACCGTTGGACAATCTCAGTGGTCAAAAGACAATGGCCGTGGCATTGGTGATGAAATGCACATTGTTGTTTATGACACAACTGGCGATATTACTGGATACGATGCTGATGTTGCTGGACAGAGAACTTCTAGTGTTATAGAAATCTATGCAAGTGTGTCAAAAAGTTCAGTAGCCAAAGATGCTCAGGGTAGTAGCAATTACTATGCAGATGTAATTTTCAGAAAATCAAATTACATCTACTGGACGGATCATGTTTCTGGTGGTACAAACTGGGGTACAGATACAACTTCTACTTATACAGTTTTGCATCCAATTACAATTGATTCACTTACAGGCGGAACAGATGATCTTGCCGTATCTGCTGGTGAACTGGAACTTGCATATGATAAGTTTGCCGATACAGAGGCACATGACATCAATCTTGTAATTGGTGGTAAAGGCGGTGGAGCTGGTGATACAGCTGCTACTCAAGACACTCATGTAACAATGATTACAGCTCTTGTTGACGATAGAAAAGATTGCGTGGGATTTGTTTCTCCATATCGTTCTGCAACAGTTGGTGTTGTAAGCTCTTCGGCAACTTCTGCTAGGGCAGTCAATAATGTAAAGACGGCGTTTGATCTTTGTCCTGCATCATCTTACATGGTTTACGATAGTGCATACAAATACATGTATGATAAGTACAATGACGTATATCGTTATGTTCCATTATGCGGTGATACTGCTGGACTTTGTGCATACACAGATGGCGTTGCTGATCCTTGGTTCTCCCCAGCTGGTTATAATCGGGGTAATGTAAGAGGCGCAATCAAATTGTCAATGGACCCTAAAAAGGCAGATAGAGATATTCTTTATCAGGCAAGGGTTAATCCTGTAGTCAACTTCCCAGGCCAAGGTGTGGTTCTTTTTGGTGACAAGACTGCTCTTGCGAAACCAAGTGCGTTTGATAGAATTAACGTGCGTAGGTTGTTCTTGGTTCTAGAAAAAGCAATCGCAACTGCTGCTAAATACATGCTCTTTGAGTTTAACGATGAATTTACACGGGCTCAGTTCCGTAGTATGGTTGAACCTTTCTTGCGAGATGTTCAAGGTCGCCGAGGTATCTTCGACTTCAAGGTTGTATGTGATAGTACAAACAACACAGGCGAGGTTATTGATCGAAACGAGTTTATTGGAGACATTTACGTTAAACCTGCCAGATCAATCAACTTCATAACACTAAACTTTGTAGCAGTCCGAACTGGTGTATCGTTTAGTGAGGTAGGAGGTTAATCATGGCTCAGATAGATGACTTCAAAGCTAATCTAATCGGCGGTGGTGCTCGCGCCAATCAATATAAGGTGATTATTACTCCACCTACTGGCATAGCAATTGGACTTAATGTTCGTAGAGCTTCTTTTCTTGTAACTGGATCGAGCCTTCCTGCTCAGACTTTGGCAGAAATTGCAATTCCTTTCCGTGGAAGATCAATTTATATTGCTGGAGACAGGACTTTTGATGAAGTTTGGACAACTACTTTCATTAATGATACGGACTTTATGATCCGTAACGCGATGGAAAGATGGTCTAATGGTATCAACGATCTAGCAGAAGGAACAGGAGTTATTGCTCCATCTGATTATCAAACTGATCTAGAAGTAGAACATTTAGATCGTGATGATACAGTATTAAAGAGTTATATCTTTAGAAATGCATGGCCAACAACAATTTCAGCAATTGAACTTACAAATGAGGCTGCTGGTGCCATAGAGACTTTTGATGTAACTTGGAGATATCAACACTTTGAGGCTTCCGGCGTAAACTTCTAATTTGATACCTACTAAATAGTAATAACTGGTAGGGAGATATTATGGCAGAACTTTTTGGGTTCAGTATACAACGAGCAACTAGGGATTCGGGTGGGGAAAGAACATTCTCCACCCCTACTCCTGATGATGGTACTATTGATGTTGCTGGTGGTGGTTTCTTTGGACAAATCCTAGACACAGATGGTAGAGAACGAACCGACTTAGATTTAATTCGGCGGTATCGTGATATGGCTCAACATGCAGAATGTGATACTGCTATTGATGATATCGTGAATGAAGGTATTGTTTCTAATCAAAACGATCAAGCAGTATCAATATCTTTAGATCGTTTACCTTATCCAGATAAAATTAAAAGAAAAATCAGAGCAGAATTTGATGAAGTTTTGCGTCTTTTAAACTTTGAGCAAAAGGGCCATGATGTTTTTAGGCGGTGGTATATAGATGGTAGAATCTATTATCATAAAATTATTGACATAAAAAATCCAAGAAGGGGTATTACAGAATTAAGATATATTGATGCAGTAAAAATCAAAAAAGTCAGAGAAGTTAAAAAAGATGTTGATTCCAAAACTGGAATTGAGATGACTGAAAAGATTGATGAATATTTTATATATAATGAAAAAGGATTAAATCCTTCTGGTATAGGAATGACTGGCCAAGGTATAAAAATATCTAAAGATTCAATTTCTTATGTGCCTTCTGGTTTGCTTGATGGTAATAGTGGTAGAGTAGTTTCTTATTTACATAAAGCAATCAAACCTGTCAATCAGTTGCGTATGATTGAAGATGCACTTGTTATCTATCGTATTTCAAGAGCACCAGAACGCCGTATCTTTTATATTGATGTAGGTAATCTTCCTAAGATTAAAGCTGAACAGTATCTCAAAGATGTAATGAATCGTTATCGCAATAAGTTGGTGTATGATGCAACAACTGGTGAAATTCGTGATGACCGAAATCACATGAGTATGCTAGAAGATTTCTGGCTCCCACGCCGAGAAGGTGGTAGAGGTACAGAGATTACTACTTTGCCGGGCGGTTCTAATCTGGGAGAAATTGATGATATTCAATATTTCCAAAAGAAATTATATCATTCTCTTAATGTGCCGATTTCTCGTATGGAATCTGATGCTGGATTTAGTCTTGGTCGTTCAACAGAAATAACAAGAGATGAATTAAAATTTACGAAATTTGTACA